AAAACTAAATTGTGTAAGAGTGTTCAAGGCCCCCGACTTGGACACTCTTACACTTCTAAACGATTCGGGGGAATCAATGAAAACAGGTCACAAAGTTTCAATCGGGTCTTGCGATCCAGGGATGGTGAATGGCGGATTCGCCTACCATCTCATTCAATTAGCATCAGCGCGCTCTGACAAACTCGGCCCCTTTGTTCGCATCAAAGGTTCAGGCTTACTTTCCAAACAACGCAATCGTGTCGTCAAGCACTTCCTAGATTCAACTGACTCAGATTGGCTTTTGATGATTGACTCAGATGAGCAACTTGATGTTCTTACCTTTGACCGATTATGCGAAACCGCGCACGACAAAGAGCGACCTGTGGTTGCAGGTCTAGTTTTTGCAGGCTTTGGGGTTGTAGGCAAGCCCTATCCCAAACCTGTTCCCGCGATATTTCAAGACACAGAAAATGGATTTCTCCCTCTTTACAAGTATGACAAGAACGCAGTCTTTGAGATTGATGCAGCAGGCACGGGTTGCCTGATGATTCACAGAAGCGTTCTTGAAGCTATGAGGGAAGCATCAGACCCAAATCAAGGCAAGGATTGGTGTTGGTTTTGGGATGGCCCTATCAAGGGCGAATGGATTGGAGAAGACTTGCTCTTCTGCCGCCGAATCAAATCGCTCGGTTTCCCAATTTATGTGAACACCGCAGCAATACTTCCACACTCAAAGTCTTTTTGGCTCAAGGAAGAACACCACGAATTATGGCGAGATTAAAGCGCAAAGAAACGGCAATGGCTCTGCCTAAGCTAGAACGAGCAATTCAATTGAAACCGAAGAAGAGGAAATCTAGTGGCAATAACCAACGGATACGCGACTCTCGCACAACTGAAATCATCCCTAACGATAACTGACACAAGCGATGATGCTCTGCTTGAGCTTGCTATAACTTCGACAAGCAGAATGATTGATGACTTTACAGGTCGCTTCTTCTATGCGAATGGAACTGTCGGAACACCTGTTGTTAGATATTACACAGCCCTTGATCCTTGGAGCCTTGCTGTTGATGATTATGTTTCAATCAGCGCAATTGCAACTGATGACAATTTCAATCAAACTTGGTCAACTGTTTGGGCAACTTCTGACTTTATGGTTGAGCCTATCAATAACCCTCGGCGCGGTTGGCCTTACACAAGACTTCTTGCAACAGGGCGTTATGTTTGGCCTTACTATCTACCTCAAGCCTGCAAGATAACAGGCGTTTGGGGTTGGCCTGCTGTTCCTTCCGAAGTTGAGCAAGCCTGCATCATTCAAAGCTCTCGCATATTCGTTCGCAAGCAATCACCCTTTGGAATCGCAGGAACTCCTGAACTTGGAACTGTCAGACTCTCATCAAGGCTTGACCCTGATGTAGAAGCCTTCCTTCGCCCTATGAAGAGAAACAATGGTTTGGCAGTATGAATCCAAGTCAAGTTCGAGATGGTCTTAAAACTAATCTTCAAACCATCACAGGGCTTCGGGTTTATGACTTGATTCCTGACACTGTGACTCCGCCTGCCGCAGTTGTAGGTCAATTAGATTTCACATTCGACATCGACAACGCCCGTGGTTTAGACCAAGCGCAAGTTGATGTTCTTGTGATTGTGCAACGCTTTTCAGAACGCTCAGGACAAGACAAGTTGGATGCTTTCCTTGCAGGAAGTGGCACTGGCTCTATCAAGACGGCGCTTGAAAGTGATCGCACTTTGTCAGGAGCAGTGAACACCTTGCGTGTCACAGGAGCCGAAGCAGGCACTTATGACTCACAGGGAGTGTCATTTCTCTCTTACCGATACAGACTCACGATTTGGGGATAAGGAGAAACTAATGGCTTACAAGGTCATCTCAGGCCGCGAGGTCTGTGGGAAAAAACAAGGTGAGGTTCTTACCTTGAAAGAGTTAGAAGATGCAGGCGCAAACATTGATGCTCTCATTGCAAGTGGCCACATACAAGCAAGTCAAGCAAGTCAACCAATAATCAAACCAGCACAAGAAGGAGCCAAAATCTAATGGCAAAAATCGTTCTCACCAATGCCGTTGTCACAGTCAATGCAGTTGATTTGTCTGACTCGGTTAGTTCAATCACGCTCAATTCATCATTTGATGTCGTAGAAACAACAGCATTTTCAAGCACCGCAGCTCGCACACGCATCGGCGGTCTTGCAGATAATTCCATTTCGTTGGAATTTCACCAAGACTACGCTTCAGGAGAAGTTGAGGCAACAATCTTCCCACTTCTAGGAACAGTCACAACTGTCACTGTCAAGCCTGTAAGCGGAGCAACAACAGCGACCAATCCTCTCTACACTGTTTCCTGCCTTGTTTCAGAGTGGACACCACTCAACGGAGCCGTTGGAGAACTTGCAACTGCTTCTGTGACTTGGCCTGTAAGCGGAGCAATCACAAAAGCTATCGCCTAATATGCCGAAACTTGTTCTCAATAATGCCTTGGTGACATTTGCATCGACTGACTTATCGTCATCGATTTCAAGTGTCACTTTAAGCACCGCTTATGACATTATTGATGTGACGAGTTTTGGTGATACTGCGAAACGCAGGATTGCCGGCCTTGCCGATAATTCCGTTTCGTTTGAATTTCTCCAGGACTACGCATCAGGGTCAGTTGAGGCAACAATTTATCCGTTGCTCGGCACTGCCGTTGCCTGTGAAGTTCGACCTGTCAACACAAGTGTTAGCGCAACAAATCCGAAATACAATTTCTCAGTGCTTGTTGCCGAATGGACACCTCTCAACGGGTCTGTCGGATCACTAGCCACTGCGAGCGTGACTTGGCCAATTTCAGGCGAAATCACGAAATCAATGAGTTAAATCTACTAGGGGGAAAAAATGGATGGATTAAAAATAAGAGTTGTCACAACCGATGAGGTTGATGCAACTTATTCACTTCGACCAAGAGTCATTGTGGAGTTTGAGCAGAAGTATGGCAAGGGCTTGGCCAAGTTAATTGCAGAAGAGCAGAAACTAGAACACATCTATTTCTTGGCTTGGTCTGCGATGAAGCACAATGGTCGCGTTGTCAAACCTTTCGGCAATGACTTCCTTGACACTCTTGAAGAAGTCACGCTGGTGACCGACCCTTCTTCCGAATCCACAGAGATAGCCTGACTTATTCAATAGCAGCTCTTTCTGTGGAGTCGGGCATCTCGCCGGTGGCATTACTTGATGCACCTGATGGCATTCTTGAGGCAATGTTTGTGTATGTGAAGGAACGAGCAAAGGCGCGGAGCAGATAATGCAATCACCTAATTACAAAGTTACCATTCAAGGATTGAGCAAAAGCATCGCCGCGCTTGAGCAATTCAATCCTGATTTGAAGCGCGCCTTAGATCGTAAAGTGAAAAGAGTTTTGTTAGTCATTGTCAGTCAAGCCCGCGATTATATTCCCTACGACATCCATCCTTCAGGATGGGCAAGAGCAAACAAAAATGCAGGTCTGATTGGCCCACTACAACAAGGCGAAGGGCGAGGAAGTTTTGTTCCTTATGATGCAGCTAAGGCAAAAATGGGAATTAAATCTACCTCGCCAACAAGCAAGAAAAACAGCACAGGCTTTCGCAATTCCTATGGCATCGTGCAAAGAGATGCCGCAGGTGCAATCTTTGAAACTGCTGGTCGCGGAAGCAAAGCAAGTCGCGCTCGCACTCGCGGTTCTCGCTCAACTAATCCGACTGCCTCTCAAGATTTCATCGAAACCTTGGAGAAGTATTATGGAGTTATTCCTCCATCAAAAGGTTTAGGTCAAGATAAAGGTCGTGCGCTTATCAAGGCAGTGGATTACAACAAGAAATCTGCGCAGCGTGCTATCTTTGAAGCGATTAAGGATGCTGAAGCAAAAGCGCAGGAACGCCTAAATAGACCGCCTAAAAAGGAGAGCGACAAATGACATTGATTGAACGCATTGTCACTGTCTATAATGACAAAGGCTCCAAAAAGGCGCTCAAGGACTTAGCAAAACTAGAAACAACTTTCGTCAATGCCGGCAAGAAGATGGCGCAGGCATTTGGCGTTGCCGCCCTCGCGGCAGGGGCGCTGGCAGTAAAGCTAGGCAAAGACGGCGTTGAAGCCGCTATCGCAGATCAGAAGTCACAGGCATTGCTCGCCAATGCCCTTCGCAACACCACAGGCGCAACCGATTCTGCTATTGCAGGGGTCGAAGATTACATAGCCACGCAACAAAGACTTGTTTCTGTCACCGATGACGAACTTCGCCCATCGCTAACGACCCTACTTAATGCCACTCAAGACATCACTGAGGCACAAGCACTCCAATCACTTGCCCTTGATATTTCGGCAGGCGCTCAAAAGGATTTGCAGAGCGTTTCCTTAGCGTTAGCCAAAGCAGTGGGTGGAAACATTGGCGCTCTCACAAAACTTGGTGTGCCATTATCGGAAGACATCAAAAAGAGCAAAGACCTAAATGCTGCCCTTGATGAATTAGGAAAGACCTTCGCAGGAGCAGCATCAACACGCGCTCAAACTTTTGAAGGTCGGATGCAGGGCATTCAAATTGCCTTCAGCGAAGCACTTGAAACTTTAGGCTTCGCCTTTCTTCCTGTCTTAGAGGATTTGGTAGTCGTATTTCAAACACAAGTCATCCCTGCTTTTGAGAAATTCATTGCACAAAACAAAGATGAACTCGCAGGCGCACTTGGCGACATCATAGAATTTCTAATCAAAGCGACTAAGGGTCTTGGCTCAATGTTCAAGACCATCTCTGACAACCTAACAACATTCAAGATTTTCACAGCTCTTATCGTTGGCACCTTTGTTGGCACTAAAGTCGCTGCAGGTATTGGCGCAATCATTGCAGCCCTGAAACTTTTGACAGGCGTATTTAAGAAGCAGGCAGTCGCAGGCACCGCCGCAGGCACAGCAACAGCCTTTGCCACAGGTGGAACTTCGGCCTTTGCAGCAGCCGCAGGCATAACTGCTTTTACCGCAGCAGTTGGCGGAACTCTTCTTGTTCTCAACAAGATGACCAATAGCCTTGACGATAACACCGAGGCAATTCAAAAGAACTCGCAAGTTGTGACAGGTCATCTAGCAGATTTGAACAGATTATCTCAGGCAACTGCCACCGCCAATATCAAAAACAAGGCTTTGACTGTCACAACTGCTGGTTTGAATAAAAAGACAAAAGAGCAACTTGCAACTGAAAGAGCGCTCGCAGCTTTGCGCAAGTTAGGTGTGAAGCCAACCGCCGAGAAAGACCCAATTCAACTTGAGGCTGCTCGACTCAACCTTCTAAAGCAAGCCAACTTAGAAGAAGCAGCAAGAGTCAATGCGCTGATTGCCAATATGGAAGCGCAGATGAAACTCAATGAGGCTGCGCAGCGTTATACCGATCTCTTGCAAGTTCTCTCTGATGCAGTAATTAGTGATGAAGAAGTTTCTGTTCTTGCTCAAAAGTGGAACATTACAAAGGGCGAAGTTCTTGAATACATCGCCCGAATCTATGCTGCCAACTCAACAGACCTAAATGACGGCCCAATTGTCAACCTGCTAATGAAGTGGGGTCTGACAAAAGAAGAAGCCGAGAAGTATGTAGATTTCACCCGCGCCCTCAAAGATGAAAAGATTGACGACTCAGAAATTGAGAAGTTGATGGGTAAATGGGGAATGACCCGCGCTGAAGTTCTTGCCTATGGAAAGACAGTTCAAGATGGCACTGCTCTACAAGCCGCACTCTCCAAGGGTTGGTCTTTGCCAGGAGATGAAGCTGCTCAATCTTGGCGTAATGCCCTCGCAGCCTTAAATGCCTACCTTGCTGCACTTGGAGCGCCTCGCGTAGCTGGTGCCACCGGCGGTGCAGGCGGAGGCGGCGGAGGTGGCGGCGGTGGCGGCGGAGGTGGCGGCGGTGGCGGCGGCTTTGTTGCAAATCCTTTCAATCCTGCTTCCGCAGCAGTTTCAATAAGTAAAATTGAAGAACAAATTGACACACTGACATCACTTAGAGATGCAACAGAAAAAGGCACCGCAATTAGTGTTTTA